ATTGTCGTTGTCCGCCGCCACGTCGACGACTGGCGCCTCACCCAGCGTCGGTGCCGCCTTAACCTCGGACAGCATGTCCTCAATATCCCGACCGCCGGCGAGGTAGTCGACGACGTCGCCCTTGTCGCCCAGCCCCGACAGCTCGACGACTTTGACCGCCGCCGCACCGTCGAAGATATTGGCGACGACCGTGTCGGCGTGCGCCCTGCCCGCCTCGTCGTTGTCAGGCAGGATCACGACATTGCGACCCGCGAACCACTTGTTCAGCTCGGGCTTCCAATTCTTCGCCCCGCCGTTATTCGTTGTGGCGACGATGCCGTGCCGCGCCAGTCGGTCGGCCGCCTTCTCACCCTCGACGATAAACACCGGCATGTCCGGGCGTGCCAGCATGTCGTGCAGGCGATACGGCAACGGCGTCACGCCGTCGAGGTTGTGCAGCCAGCCGCCGTTACCGTCTGGCCTGACAGCCCTAAACGTCTTCGGCTCGTAACGCCTCACCTGATACTGCACGACGCCGTGTTCGTCGGTGTAGTCGTACACCGCACTCATAAACCGCGCCGGTTGCAACTTCACCTGCGCCTGCTTTTGTATGCCAAATTTCTTTTCGAGTATGTCCGGGATGCTACCCATTATTGTGGCGCCCTCATTCGCGCGCACAAGATCGACGACACCCCCGCCCTCGTTTGCCTCGAAGTCAAACCAAGTGCCTTTCCGCAGGTCGACTTCCCTTGAGCCGTGCGTACCCCAGCGCAGCGTGTGTCCGCGCTTCTGGTTAGGCTCGCCCCAGTAGGCTTTCGCCACTGTCTCTATATAGCTTGCGATATTGCTCATGCCGACCACCTGTTACCCTTCCTTAGATTTTGTGCGGCAGGCACAATCTCTAAGTTTATGTGGACGTGCAACCCGCTGATGTTCTTGCCCGCCAGCGGCACAACGTGATCGACGTGATACTTGATGAAGCCAGCCACTTTGTTCATGCGTCGGCACTCATCGTATTTGCGCTCGATCTCAAAGTTGTCGACCCAAACTGGAGTGGCTCGCTTGATGCGGTTACACCTTACCCACGCGGCCTTGCGACTAGACTTTGTGACTTTGTGTTTCTTTTCTCTCAAACCCCAATAATAAAAAACATCGAGGCTCGATGAGTAAATTATCTCGTGTGTGACTGTCTTATAGTCGCTCACCTTTACCAACAGCAAAGTGCTGTCGACTTCATACGACTTCGTGAAATAGTCGCAATGGTCGCGCCACTTCGCCAGCACCTTGTAATAGTGACGCCCAGACATGCCGAGCTGGTCGGCGCTGACTGTCGCGCCAACGACCGGCGCATACCCATTATCGTTATAGCCACGCCGGTTATGGTAGTAGCTATGGAAATAAACCAAATACCCGGCAGGCACATCGCAATCGACGTTCTGTTCAAACGCGTCGACTACTTCCTGATGGCCCAAAACATTTTTGGCCGTTGTAAAACGATTGCTGTTCATCTCTAAACCCTCGACCCCTGTTCCCTTGAGGTGGTGGGCGACGCCAAGGGAAAACGCCGCCCACCCACGCACTAGAACAGGTCGCTGCCTGCGCTTGCAGCGGCCGGTGGTGTAGCCGCTACGGGCGGCGCTACCGGTGCTGGTGCGTGTTCTTGTGGCGCAGGCGTGCTGCCTGCCCCATCCATTGCTGCTGGCCGATCGACCCAGTTGACGATGCTCAATACCGGCGCCTTGAAGCGCAGCTCACCCTGTGGCGACTGCATCTTGATCGTCTCCGGCGTGCCAGCCTCGATCACCGGGATCTTGCCCGCATTAGCGCCACGCTCAGCCATAAACTGGTCGTGCAGCTTGTCGACCACCCGCAGCACAGTCTTCGCGCTGTGGCTAAACTCCCGAGGCCCACTCTCGCCACTAATAACGATACGCATACGAAACGCCTGCTTATGCTCGTCAGACGGCTTCGCCATCATCGCGTCGCCGATCTTGACCATATGAAAGTCAGGCGCACCCGAGGCAAAGCTCAGCCAGCCCACTTCCATCGCGTCCAAGTCTGCGGCGAATTTAAAGCCCGGCGCAATGTCCTCTTCGTTCTTTTGCCAAGTGCCGTCCGCGCCTTGGACGCGGTCTTGCTTGATCCAGTCACCACCCTTCGCATCGAATTTGATGATCGGTAAAATGTCCCCGCTTGAACGGGCTTCTGTAGAAAAACCTAATGCCATAACGATTTGCTCCTTAACATCAACATTAGTTAACATGCGCCGATTGCTCGGCTCTATGTTGGCTTTTTAACGCCAACCCTTTTAACGGCCAGTCGCTGCCACAAATCGGGCAGCAGCCGTAATCTCTCATTCGGCAGAACCCAGCACAGCCCGTGACCCAAGTCCTGTTGCTCTGCGTGTTCGTAAAAATCTTTGCGCGCCGCCCAGCCTCGGACGATTAAAATGTTTTCCTGCTCGGTCGAAGATACAAGCACACAAACATCAGCTTTGAAAGCGTCTTTTGATTTGAACAGCATCCGACCTACCGAGTGAAACGTCGACTTGACGTCGATGCTAACGGCCTCGCACCACAAGTCTGCGCCGTCGTCGATGCCTAAAGCGCTTGGCTCGTATGGTAATTGAAGCAGCGCGGCGACGGCAAATTCCGAGCGCACGCCGATCCAGTCTAGGTCGTTATCGCCCCGGCTCTTGTCTCGCTTTTGATTGCCGACACCGGACATGCGCGCCAACTGCCAGCGGCCAGTCGCGGCCTGCCGACACTTCGATAAATCTTTTGGCGGTATTTCAATCAACATCACTTGATTTTCCAATCGACGCCATCTTCGGTGATCAGGCAGTAGGTGTTCTCAACCTGCTCAAAGCCGCGCGCTGTCATTGCGACGTGACACTCGCTGATCGTCTCGTGCTTCGATATGACGTCGACCTTACCCGACGTGTCGCTAGTCATCACCACTAATATCAGCCAATACTTCATACTACCCCCGCCAGATGCTCTCGCAGCACCATCTCGAATGTGTCCCAGTCCATCGTTACCGTGTAGCGCCAGTCATACGCCTCAGCCAAGTCACCGGCCAACGGTGCGCCCAGCATCACCAGCGCCTGCACCGGCAGCCTCACCTGTATCGGCTGGCGGTCGAGCTTATATATCAGGCACGGCAGTGCGTCATCGACGTTAGCCGCAGACCGTGCCGCCGTGACGATCTGATCCCACCACTTCGGCGACACACCGCTGGCGTACCGCTTGCACTCAATCAGGAACGGGAACGGCTTACCGTCGGCAGGTTCCAGATCGCTCAGATCCTTCTCCTGATATTGCGATAGGCGTCTTCGTAATTTGCGACCCGTCGCCAGCTCGATCAGCTTTGCGACTTCACGCTCGAAGGCCGCCCCCTTAGAACGTCCACCACCGGCGCGCATCAGCCCAGCTTCTCCAAACCGGCACGCCCAGCCTGACCGTCGAGCGACGACTGAACATTGCGCTGCCGGATCTTGCTGGCAATCTGCGCCGCAAGCATCTCATCCGCCAGCGACGACTGGCTCCGGTGAGCCGATAATTCTAGCTCGCCCTTGAGCGCCTCGATGGTCGAGGTGCGAAGCCGAAGCAAAACTGGCTTGATTTCAGACATTTGATATCACCTCAAAATTATTTAGCTATAGGGGTTGTGTTTTATGAATATAAAGTCCATATTCAAATAGTCGAGAGGCACAAAACAGGTAAATTGCAAGGGAGACTAAAATGACTAAGATTGATTGGAACCGCGAAGACAAATACACCGACGCAGAGTTTGACGCAATCGAGCGCAATGCCGACGGTGACATTTGTCACGACCTTGACCTGCATCTTTTGTGGATGACCGAGGCACAGCGTGATCGCTTGACTGGCGACGATCAGTACCGCGCCGATCTGGCTGACGAGGAAATGGCCTGCATGCACGCAGATGCCGCAATCGAATTTGGCGTGGCCTAACAGCCCCGCCTGATGGAGATCACAATGATTAAAGACATAATCGGAATGTTGTTTTTGGTGTCGTTTGCGATAGTTGGCTTTACCAACATCGTGACGACTGAGTGGAACGTGTGGGCTTTGATGGTCAAGTTGGGGGTGCAGTGATGATTGTTTATTTAGCGACCAACACGGTCAATGGAATGCAGTACGTTGGAATAACGACTAGGACGCTGAAAGACAGAGAGCGTGGTCATTTTTCTTCAGCAAATAGAGGCAAAGGTTCAGAAGGCACGTTTCCAGATGCTATACGAAAATTTGGCTGTGATAAGTTTGTCTTTGAGGTGATTGATCGTGCATCTTCTGTTGGCGAACTTAAAGAAAAAGAAAATATGCATATTACACGCCTTATGACTTTATCCCCTAATGGTTACAACAAAAACAAGGGCGGCGCACTTGCTGGCCTTAACGGCGGCCACCCTATTTTAATAAATGGAGTAGCTTATTCCAGTAAAAGAGAAGCTGCATACGCATTTGGTTTGTGTGAAAGCCAACTATCAGCGCGATTAAAAAAGGGCTGGACAATGTATCAGGCTTGCGGAATTGAAGGCCATCCAGATGGGCGCAGTTGGATAAAATTAAAAGTTGGCGGCAAGCGTTTTGAAAACTTTAGGGAGGCTTGTGAATATTTTGAGGTAAATGAACGAACCGCCTTGTGCAGATACAAAAAGGGGTATCCACTGGAAAAGGTATTTTCCAAAAAAAGTTATAAGGGGGTCAAAACGGTTATTGAAGGCAAAACTTTTTTTACTCGCGTAGAAGCCGCAAAGGCATACAACATTGACGTAGGAAAATTAAATAGAAGATTAAGTTACGGTTGGACGATTGAACAAGCCGTAGGTCTTGCAAACAGAAGATAAAACCAGACCACAAGGAGAAAAATAATGAAAAATGTAGTTTTAAATCTCGCAAAAGAGTATCGCCCAGTTTCAAGTAGGGACAAGATTAATAGCGCATTTACTAATGCAATTTTAATCATTGAGCTTGAAGATGGTGACTTGCCTTGGCTCGTCACGGCAATTACCGACGATGGAGAAATTGGCAGGTGGTATCACGCAAGCAAAGCCACTGCCCTTAGCACGGCTACATATGAGGCTTTAACTCGCGATCTGCCAATCTTGATCGAATTAAATCCGTCTGATGCCTGTTCGGAAACTTACGAAGTTTTTTTAAAGGGGAAAAACTAATGGTCGGAAAGAAAACACCAAACGACATCATCACCGCGAGCCGCATACCGGCTCTGATGAACGCGTCGCCATATGACACGCCCAACGATCTGCTGGCAAGCGTGCTGGCAGACATCGAGGGCAAACCCGACCCGAAGCCGTTTAACGGCAACGAGGCATGCGATTGGGGCGACACACTTGAGCCGGTCATACTGCTTACCGCAACCGAGCGCCTCGGCCTCGACGACTTGAAGCTCGAACACGACGCGCTGTTCTACGACAAGATACCGTTTGCGGCGTCGCTCGATGGCACCGCAGATGCCGGTGTCGGTGGCTGGGTCGACACCGATTATGACAAGGGCATCATCTGCCCCAACGGCCGGGTGTTTGTGACCGGCACGGGCGTGCTGGAGAGCAAGCTCACCAGCGCCAAGCCAGAAGAGGCGCCAGCGGCTCACAGGGGCGTCCTACAGCTACAGGGGCAGTTACTGGTCAGCAAAGCCACTTGGGGCGCTGTGTGCGTCTTATACGGCGGAACAGAGCTACGCATCTTCCTATACCAAGCCGACGCGGCAGTGCAGGCAAGGATCATCGACGCCGTCGAGGACTTTGAGCGCCGCAAGCGCGACATCGAGTGGTATCCGGTGCTGTCCAGCTCGGACGGCAACACCGCCTACCCACGGGTCGACGACGGCGCCCCGCCGCTGGATCTGCCCGCCACCGAGGCTGAGTGGCTCGCACAGCTCGTTAATGCCAAGGACGCCAAGAAGGCAGCCGAGGCGGACATAGACGAGGCTGAGGCGGCTCTCAAAGAGTTTATGGGCAGCCACGAGGCCGCAACCGGCGTCGTCGGCAACACCAAATACGCGGTGCGCTGGCCGATGCGGCAGTTTAAGGCACAGCCGCCCAAGCCAGCGACGCCGGGCAAGCCAGCCCGCACGGTGCGCCAGAACACGCTGACGGTAAAAGAGGTGCGTGATGACTGAGGTTACGTTGACCCCGAAGCAGCATCACATCCGGCTGGTGATAGCGCGGTTCCACCGCAAGTACGGTTACTACCCGTCGATCCGCGAGCTGTCCGAGAAAACCGGCAAGTCGATGACGCAGTGCGCCAGATATATGAACGCGCTGGTCAAGCGAGGTGCCGCAGAGAAAACCGCTGGCATCGCCCACGGCTTTCGACTACTGTAATTGGCGTCGGGTATTCCTCCCGTCCCGACGCTACCTTGCCCCCGGCTTCGGCTGGGGGTTCTTTTTTATGCAGTCATAGGGGTTGATATTATTGTGATAGCATGCCATATAAGTAGGGTAGTCAAAACAAGGGAGTTAAAAATGTTACCAGCAAAAGCAGATAGATCAGTAGATCAGAACGATTTGATCGAAGAGTTTTACAACGAATATGCGGCGTTAAGCCTTGATCTGTATCAGCTAGATGCAATTCAGCAGGCAGTCTACAGCGACAACAGCTTGAGCGCCGCCGAAGCTGACGCTAGGCTTCACGCATTGTATCGCCTTGAGGCTGACGCCTTTGAATTTGAACCAGCTTGTTGCGAATAAGGGAGACTGACATGTTTACTTTCAAAAATCCAAATACGCCCATCATCGCCAGCGGCACATCAGTGTCGCGCAACGGCGACACCTTCACTGTCACCGCTGGTGTTTTGCAGTATCTGTATAAAGTTGACCGCAACGGCGAGACGCTTGGCTATGTGCCAATGGGCGGCGGCGGTCACAACTGGCGCGCTGGCGTTGACGATGTCGAGGCTATGATAGAGGCGGCGCAATGAGCGCCGTCCCGTTTACCGTCGGCCAGTGGGCGTGGATCATCGACGATCGAGGCCAGCAGATCAGCGTGCTAGTGCGCGACATCGAAGAGCTGGACGACGGCTACAGCGTTAAGTTCGAGGACATGCAGACCGGCGACCGGTATTACCGGCGCTACAGAACAGGGGTAGAAAATGAAGACACCAACGATTGACGAATTAAAAAAGGCGCTCGCAATACCAGCCGCAAAGCCACCGGTTGACCGGCTGGGTCGGACTAACAGGCCAACCACGAGCAAGAGCATGATGCTCAAGATCAGAAAGAAAAGCCCTGTTAAATAGCTTCTCCCTGACCCCTCGCTTCGGCGGGGGGTTTTACTTTGTGTCGGTCTTCTTCGCCTTGTCGAATGACCGCATGCCGCCGATGCCTAGCATGCCAAACATTAGCGGCATCATCACCGACATGTCAGCCTGCGGGATTGCGACGCCAAACCCAGCCGCAATAGGCGACACCATATAGTTGATGCCCAGCGACAGGCCGCATATCCAGCCTATGAGGGGGCGCCAGCTCGCTTGGAACCAGTTGCCCTTGGCATCTGCCTTCAGCACCTCTATCTGCGCCAGAGCAAGCTCCTGCGCGTGTTTCTCGGCCATTGTGGCGAGGTCATGCGCCAGCTTGTTCTTTGTGTCGGCGTCGGGGACAAATTTATCGAGGATGCCGCTAACGGCCGGTATTAGTGCTGCTATCATTTCTCGTGTCCTAACCATAAGCCAAAGGCGCCGGTCATAGCCCCAGTCACAGTCGCTGTCAGACCGGCGGCCTCAATCGTCATCGCCTCTGGCGGCAATGAAATAAACCACTCAATGACGCGGATATACATGAACGTCATTACGAACATCATCATGCGCGGCAGTATCTTCCAGCGCAAAAACCGTTCCATCGTGATTTCAGCCATTGACCAAGTTCCTTATGCGTCCGACCAGACGCTTCGCCCGGTTCGGGACCTGATCGTGCCAGCGGCTGTCGACCATCTGATCGGCGGCCTCGTTCCAATCCCGTGCGTCGACTGCGGCCTTCATGTTCTTGAATTTGGACAGCCGGGGATACCCGAGGTTAAAGCACATGTTGGCGATTACGAGCTGCGCTTCTTCCGGCAGCTCGTCGAAGTCGCTGTACAGCCGGTGGCAGTCCTCGATCGTCACAGCTATGTCTAAGGCGAAGCGCTGCCGCACGCGCTCTTCTGACACTGGCGTGCCGACTGGCTGACCGTATTCTGGGTCGCCTTCTTTTATAAGCGCGCCGAGACCAAACGTCGGCAGCCCGAGGTGGTCGAGATATATCTCGTACTTGCAGCCCTCGTCGTCGGCCAGTTCTTCACGCAGTCTGTCTTTGTTCATCGCCTCATTTCCCTGACAATTTCAATCGCCTTAAAAAACGACGCACGCTCCGCCTCAGCCTCATCAAATAGCTTGGCCGACACGCGCTTCGTATATTGGCGCACTGACCAGATTGGCAACCACAACGTGCGCCTATGCTCAGCGCCCACAAGGCATAATAGGTCATAGTCTTCCTCGCTCGGTAAATGTTTAACCTTGCATCCACTGCTAAGCTGGAAATGGTACACCGGGCTGCGACGCCTCTCATTCTTAACCAAGTGGCTAGTCTTAACTTGTACGCGATAAAATTCATTATCGTCACCCCAGCAAACCAGATCAACTTTATCCTGCTGCGCCATCGAGACGCGATACCCAAACTGTAACACAGCCGAGGCGGCGACGTACTCGCCCATCAAGCCGGTGGCGGTGTGGCTAATCACGCTATCCCGATTGCCCCGGCTACCGACACCATAAAGAAAACAAACAGCCCAACGGCCACCGCGATTGTGCCGGATATTATTAGCGCAGCCTTTAGCCCTTCAATCATCTCATCGTGTTTAATCTGAGCTTCCTTTCGCGCCTTCGCCGCTGCCTCTCGCTGCTCTTGGATACGCTTTTGCCGTTCGGCAAGTATTGAAGCCCAAGTGCCGTGTCCGAAGCGCAGGTCACACATCGCCGCAACTTCCCTGAGCGCCTCCGCCGCAAGGCGTTGGTCAATAATCTCTTTTGCCACGGTATCAACACCAAACTGATCACCCAGCCTCACGCCTGATTTTTTCGACGCCTTCTTCTGAACCTCGTCCGACCCTTGAAACAGCGCGTCGATGTCAGACGCAATGGTCGAAATATCTTTCGCGGTGCCGATTGTGCTTTTGATGCCGTCGACCGCCGCCTTCACAAGCGCAATCCCGGCCAACGCCTCTGCGACTACCATTAGGTCAGCCGCCCCGGCGTCAGTTGTTTGCATCTGTATTTTTGAGGCATGATCGCGCCCTTGTTTATCTGAGCTATAGCGTTGCCCATCTCATGCGCGCGGGATACGCATTTCTCGCGGTCTTTGTACGGGCCGCGTGTGTCGTGATACTCATAGCATTGCTCTGGCACGACTACGCTACAAGCTAGGACTATAACCTTAAACATTAGCCACGCCCTAAT